ATGTCTCTGTTCTTAGCCGCCTTATACTGGTCTGAAAGCAGTGTTGCCGCTGTTTTTTGTTTCTCTAGCTCGTTACGCGCCAGTTCCGCAGCTGCTGTCTGACGCATTTTCTGTTGCGCCAACTCTGCATCAGCCCTAGCTTTAAGCGCCCGCGTCTGGGCTTCTTGTTGTGCAATCTGGATGTCTGCCTGCGCTTTCATAGCCTTTGTCTGGGCTTCCTGCTGGCGGATAGCCAACTCTTGCTGTTGCATCTGAATAACAGGGTCTTGCTGTTGCTGCTGTGCCTGTTGTTGGGCAACTTGAGCCTGACTCTGCATTAAGACCTGTTGAGCGGCTTGAGCCATCATGGCAGACAGCTGTGTCTCCATCTCTGGCGGCAGTTCCTCGTCTTGAGGCGGCAGCGGCATCCCAAGCTGCTGCTCAATCTTCTGCCTGTAGGCAAACCCAACGTGCTCGGCAATATGCGCCATCATGGCGGCTTGAATCTGCGGTGCACGGGGATTCTGCCCAACCAACTGCATAACTATCGGGTCTTGCATGGCGGACATATGCACCTGAATATGGGACTGATGATCCTGATAGAAGAACGCCTTTAGTGGCTCCCCCTTCAGGCAGTTCATATTCTCAGACACAGGGTCTTTGGGTTTCTGATCCTCTGGCAGCGGCACCAGATCAGCGGCATTCTTGATACCCAAAACGTCCAACATCCCTCTGTGCAGTTTGGGCAAGTTGTAAATGTCGGGTGCCATCTGCGCCATCTGGATCACGGCTTGGTACTGCACAACGCGCTGGCTCATGGTCGCAGCGTTGGGGTCGCTCACCGGGATGATCTCTACATGGCTGTAGTCCGATTTCTTGGCTTTACGGGGCGCATCCACCGGATCGTAGTCATAGTCGTCGTCCGTGTAGTCACGGATCAGACCAGCCAACAGTTTCAACTCCTGCTTGAACGAGAAGTGCAGACGGGCAGAAACAGCCGTCATCACCTTAAGCTGCCGCTCCAACAGGGCCAGCGTTGTGCCAACCGGGGCTTGTGCCGACATGTCCGACACCTGCATATCAGCCGTAGCAGCAAACCGACGGCCTTCTTCCACGATGTTGTTCAACAACTGATACAGCGTACCGCTAGGCTCTTTATATGGCAGGGGCAGGATGTTGTCCCGCAGCGCACCAGAGCCAATGTCCACATCCCTGAACTCGCCGGGAGCAATCGGTGTGTCGTCTCCCTTTATACGCAGTCCACGGGACTTCAAGCCACCGGGCAGATTAGACAGCGTACCTGCATCCACCAACTGGCGCATGATGCTGGTAGCACTCTTGGCAAACCCACCGATCAGGTGGAACAGCCCGAACCCGTATGCCCCAAAGCCGGGGATGTACTGGTAATGAACAAAATGCTGCCGTTTCAGGCGTAGCGTATCGTCTTCTTTCCAGTTCCTGCGGATTGCCAAGACATCGTTACTGCCTTTCAGTATCGTCATTACATACGGCAAAGTGATACCTAGCGGCTGGTCGTCATCCCCCATTTCGGTGAACTCGTCCCCGTCAATCACCAAGTCAACGTGGCTCTCGTACAGGGTATAACGGTCATCGTTAAGGTCGCTAAAGCCAGTCTCTTTGTCCTTGGCTTGCTGGATGTCCGTTTTCGACTTATCCGGTTCTGGCAGAGTAATATCGCGGTAGAACCCGGCTTGCTGTAGCTTGATGATCTCGCTCTTGGTTTTGCGCAGAACGTGGGTTACACGGTAGCAGGTGTCCAGATCAGTCGCCCCATACGGCAGGACAATATCTTCTGCCGGGATAAACATACTGACCTGACGACCCAGACTCGGGTCGTAGTACACCTTCTTGAACGCCGAGCCAGTAGCCGGGAGGCTCCACAACATGCGCTCATGCTCGGGCCGAAACTCACGCATTACCTCTGTCAACTCGTAGTTCATATCCGACTGGACACGATCTGCGGCGTCATCTTTCTCCGGGGTTTGCTTGCCAAGAATCTTTGTTTTGACCGGCCCCTGCGCTGGGAATGTCTCGGTAATACTCTCTGACTGGAACCGTACAACCGCTTCTGTGATCATGGGGTGGAACACGCCACACGCGCCATCCCACGGCTCCGTACGCTCTTCGTACTGCAAGCCCAGCAGCTTCAGCCCCGCCACATAGGCTTTCTCCCACTCTTTACGGGAGCCAAGGTCGTTGTCAATATCTCCTGCCAACTCACTTGCCAGCTTGGTCAACGCGCCTTCATCCAAGTCTTCTGCCAGATTCTTATCAAAGTCAGGCTCCGTAGGCGTAATGGAAATGTCCATGTCACCCGCGTGTATGTTCACCTGCTCAGGGTCAATCACCTCGATCTCAATCGGTTCTTCGTTCTCAGCGGCACCGGCTATACCCTGTGGGTTCTGGTACAGCGCCTTGTCGATATTTGTAGCCATTACTTAGTCCTTAAAGTTGCACGGTTCGTGCTTGCGTTGTATTTAAAAGCATTTGGGCTTTTACCTGTCCGGGTTGCCGCTCTGTCCAGCGCACGTTCTTTGGCGGTCATGGCGTTGCGTTCTTGGCCTTTTGCAGTCAATTTGCCTTGTGTATCCATGTGCCCACGCGCTTGCAAAATGGATCGTACCGCACCTTCAATATCAGCAGGTGGGGTTTTTTGTGTACGCAACTGCTCACGCAACCTGTCCACCAACTGATTTGCACCCATAAATTTCTGCGTAATCATCCGGTGTCCTTAATAATATGCCGCCGCCCTGCGACGGAAAAACCTAGGCTCCTCCGGTTCATCCGAGTCCAATCTTATGAACCCACCCTGCCTGAACCGCATCAGCGCCTGACTTGTCGTATCCACGAAGTCGTCATTATCCCCGTTCGGGAAAGAGGCAACTTCTTCTATTACCTCCCTTGCCCACCGCGTATCAGGGCACCAGACCATCCCGGAGGCAAATAAATCAGCAACCGCGTTCAATCTTACTATTTTGTCGTTCCCCCGGCTAGGGTTTGTTTCCTGAACAGGTATGCCCATATTGCGCAACTCTTGTATCAGCGGTGCTCCAGCGGCTTTCTTCTCCACGATAAACGCATCAGGTTGCCATTCTTTATAGTGTTTCAACGCTGCTTGCTTTAGATCGGGAAACGCCATCCTGTCCTTGAACGCGTCAAGCAATATAACCTGCGCCTTATCTCTTTCTTCCTCGTTATAGAAAACACCCCAAGTAGTACAGGCACTGTAGTCAGCGCTGGTTTTGGCTTCAAACGCCGTGTCCCAAGACTGAATAATGTACTCGCAATTAGGCGGGGTTTCTGTGGGCCATATGCGCCACGACTTCCTAGATACTATGGCGGCATTATTCGACACCGGATTCTGCATGTACTGCGCGTTCCAGTACTGGGGGTCGATAGACAGTTTCTTTTGTTTCAGCGCCTCAAGAGGCCACTGCTCAGGCCACAGGCTTTTTTCCTGCTCGGTATCTTCGTTCAGGATAGCCGGGAGTTCCACGACTTCCCAAGGCTCCGCGTCGGGGTTATTTGTCTGGTAGTCCAGCAGCCGCCCGGTCAAGTCCAGCTTACCCCAGCGCGTCATAATGATCAGTATTGCCCCGTTTGGCATCAAGCGCTGCAATGGGCCTGTCTGGAACCAACTCCATGCCGTGTCAAACGCTAGGCGGCTGTTGGCTTTTACGTCCTGCTCCGAGTGCGGATCGTCAATTACAAAAAGGTCGGCACCACGACCAGCAAGAGCACCACCAACACCAGCAGCATAGTACTGCCCACCAGCCGAAGTGCTCCATTTACCGGCGGCTTTTTGATCATCAGCAATCTGGGTCTGGGGGAATAGTGCCTTGTAGTCATCATCGTCAATCAGATTCCTGACCCTCCGTCCAAAGTCTTCAGATAGCCCAGCTGTGTGGGTGCCCATAATAATCTTTTTGTCCGGGAAATTGCCTAAAAAGAAGGCAGGGAACAGGTAGCTGGAAAACTCAGACTTACCCATCCTAGGCGCAATGTTGATAATTACGCGCTTTTTCTTTCCCTCGATGACATCCTTAAATATCTTTGCCAGCTTGCGGTGGTGCGGCCCAACCTTAAATCCCGGATATACCGTCTTGGCAAACTCGATCATGTCGGTTCGCGCAAGGTTTTTGCGGGTGTTTTCTTCGGCTTTGTCCAGTAAATGAAGCGCCTCCACCTTCTCCTCGGCGGTCATCCGGGATAGGTTTCTAAACAGCGCAGCGGCTTGTTCAGGGGTTAGCGGATGGTTGGTCGTCATTTGCCTGTTGTATTATTTCCACATCTGTAGGTTCCGCATCCGTTACCTGCATGAACTTAGCCAGCTTTTCTTTCAGCTTCTTGTCTATTTCATCTTCTGTCAGGTCGGTTTTCTTGACCTCGACTTTCTCGGTAAACAGACCAACCTCCGTTACTTTCCCAAGTAACGCAAGCGCTTTTAAACGGATATTGGCGTTTGTGCTTTCACATTCTTCCAGCAGCTTGGCAACGGTATAACCGCGCAACTCTTTTGCTTGCTGTACAAATTCCCAGTCATATGCGGTCAGCATCCCAACAAGGTGCCGTACTGCTGCGGGGGTTTCTATTTTTGCCAGCTTGTGGTGTGTGTTTTCGTCCTGTGTGACGACGGCACTGAAGGCTTGACGTGCGGCTTTCTGATCTAGGTCGGTCATGGCCTTTTTTGTACTAGGCGATCCCAACGATTCAAGAAAGTCAGCAGTGGATGATTGCGCGTCTATAACTTGCGCAGGACTGTGTTTTTCAACAGGCACGACCCCCTCGTCGATGTCAACGATGTCTGGGTCAAAGTTCAACAGGTGATCTAACATTTGCAGATTTAGCGCGGCCCTTGCTTACCGAATGTGTTTAATGTACACTTAGTTTGGCAAATCGGCAAGCAGTTGTCATTTGCTTTCTCCCTTTGGTGTTTGTCAACACCTTTCGACCCCAGCCCGGCGCTGGGGTTTTTTTCGTCTGGGTGTGTCTAACATTAGACACAAGGTTATTTGAAATTTTATAGAAATTTTTGGGGGTGGCTGTTTAAAGCTATGTACCAGATGGTACAAAAGTACTGGGAGCGGGTGAGAAACAGTGTTCATGTCAGGGCCGGGTTGATTGAGCCACAGGGGGTGGTGGGGGTACGGTGGGGTCAAAAACCCGCCATTCGGCTATGCCGAAAGCCTTGCTGAAACCCTCATTGGTAAAATAGAGTCATCGGTTCAGGAATGAATCGATCTGTCGCCCTGCCAGTTCGCAGGGTTTTTTATTGGAGAAACTTCCATGAGTAAAGCAATCGTTCAACAGTTCATC